AGAAGGTTGGATTTGAGCCCCATCCCCTCCGCCACCTGCCCTTGCGAAAGCGTTCTCCCGATCCGGCTGCGGCCGGATTTTTCCGTTGTTTTCGAGGGTTATGCGAGAGGGGCTGTTAACCGGCCCCGCTGCCAGCAGGCCCCGAAGTGGTCTCTCCGGGACGATATTCTCCGGACCTGTTGACTGCGCAGTTTTGGTGAAAAGCCTTCAAGCATCTGTTCTATAAGCCATTCTTCTCTTGCGCCCGTACGGACTCCGATCCCGGTTCCATCCGGTCGAAATGTCCCTGGGGTCGAACTCCCTGATTTGACGGCCGCATTTCCGCGGGTCGTTGACCTCATCGCTGCGTTGTGACCATTCTGACCACCAATCAGGGAGGGGCCCATGAAGGCCGTGTCTGCCCGTGAGGCCAAGCATCACTTCGGCCAGCTGATCGACGAGGCGCGGGCCGAGCCCGTGGTGGTCGAGAAGCATGGGCGGCCGGTGGTCGTCGTCCTTGCGGTCGAGGAGTACCAGCGGCTGACCGGCACGACCGTGGAACCTTCCGGCAAGAAACGAGAGGACGAGCGGTAGCGCATGCCAATACTGAACTGGCTGACACGGGACGAGGACATCCGCACGGCGCAGCATGTGCCCTATCGCTTGCTGGAGGAAGTCCCGGACTTGTCGGCGGGCGACGGTGGCGCGGGCAACATGCTGATCCAGGGCGACAACCTGGAAGCGCTGAAGGCCCTGCTGCCCTTCTATGCCGGCCGGGTGAAATGCATCTACATCGACCCGCCCTACAACACGCGCTCCGCCTTCGAGCACTACGACGACAACCTCGAGCACACGCAATGGCTGGCCATGATGTGGCCCCGGCTGGAACTGCTCCGCGATCTTCTGGCCGAGGATGGTTCGATCTGGGTGTCCATCGACGATCACGAGGGGCACTACCTCAAGGTCATCATGGACGAGGTGTTCGGGCGTTCACGGTTCATCGCGAATAATGTTTGGCAGAAGCGATATTCGCGAGAGAACCGTGGTTCTATCGGCGATGCGCATGAATACGTGACCGTCTACGCTCAGGAGCCTGAACTTTTCAAGAAGGTCAGGAACCGCGTGCCGCTCAACGAGGAACAAGCAAAGATCTACAAGAACCCGGACAATCGCAGCGAAACCGACCCAAGAAAGCGCTGGCGCGGGTTGCCAATGACGGCTCAAGGCTACCGACCCAACCAGATGTATGAAATCGTTGCGCCCTCGGGTCGCGTTCATCGACCGCCAGAGGGAAGATGTTGGTCGATGATCGAACCAGAATTTCTCAAGTTGAAGGCGGCCAACCGGATTTATTGGGGGAAGAATGGGGACTCCCAGCCGAGCGTCATTCGCTTTCTCTCAGAAGTGGAAGGGCTGGTGCCTTGGACTTGGTGGCCGCATTCTGATGCCGGCCATACCGACGAGTCGAAGAAGGAGGCCAACGAACTTTTCGGATCAGATGTGAGCTTTGGAACTCCGAAGCCCGAACGACTTATCGAGCGAATCCTCCAAATTGCGACCAATCCCGGCGACCTCGTTCTCGACTCCTTTCTCGGCTCTGGCACGACAGCGGCTGTCGCTCACAAGATGGGCCGTCGCTACATCGGCATCGAGATGGGGGAACACGCCCGCACCCACTGCGCGCCGCGCCTCCAGAAGGTGATCGACGGCGAACAGGGTGGGATCTCGAAGGCCGTGGATTGGCAGGGCGGCGGCGGTTTCCGCTTCTACCGGCTCGGTCCCCCCGTCTTCGACGAGGAAGGCCACATCCGGCAGGACATCCGCTTCCCGGTGCTGGCGGCGCATGTCTGGTTTTCGGAGACCGACCGGCCGTGGGATGGCAGCGGCGACAGCCCGCTGCTCGGCATCCACGACGGCCGCGCCCATGCGCTGCTCTACAACGGCATCCTCGGCGACAAGAGGCCGGGCGGCGGCAACGTGCTGACCCGCGCGACGCTCGCCCTGATCCGTGAGGATATCGCCAAGCTGGCGCCGGACTTCGACGGCCCGCTGACCGTCTATGGCGAACAATCTCGGCTGACGCCCGTGACGCTCGACCGCGAGCGCATCACCTTCAAGCAGACGCCCTACGACGTCAAAGCGCGAGCCTGAGGGGGCATCTGATGAAACTGAAGCAATACCAGACCGATACTCTCTCCGTTCTCCGTCGCTTCTTCGAAGAGGCGCGCGTGGCGGGCCCGAAGGGCGCGTACGAGGCGATCACCAGGGAGCCGGACCAGGCCAAGCGTCTCGGCCGGTACGGCGGCACCTACACGCCGCTCGCCGAGCTGCCGGCCGTTCCCTATGTCTGCCTGCGCCTGCCCACCGGGGGCGGCAAGACGATCCTCGGCGCCCACTCCATCGGCATCGCGCGCGACGCCTGGGTGGAGAAGGACTATCCGATGGTCCTGTGGCTGGTGCCGTCGAACACGATCCGGCTTCAGACGGCCGAGGCGCTGAAGAACGCCCGCCACCCCTATCGGCAAGCGCTGGACGAGGCCTTCGACGGCCGGGTGCGCGTGTTCGATATCGCCGATTTCACCCACATCCGCCCGCACGACATCCGCGACCATTGCTGCATCGTCGTCGGCACGATCCAGACCCTGCGCGTGTCGAACACCGAGGGCCGGAAGGTCTATTCCCACAACGAGAACATGGAGCCGCACTTCACGGCGCTGCCCAATACCCTGCCGGGTCTGGAAAAGCTCGAAGGCGGCGGCGTGAAGTTCTCCTTTGCCAATCTGATGCATGTCCACCGGCCGTTGATGATCGTGGACGAGGCGCACAACGCGGTCACCGGCCTGACGCGCGAGATGCAGGCACGCGTCAATCCGTCCGCGATCATCGAGTTCACGGCGACGCCGCGGCTCAACTCGAACATCCTGCACAGTGTCACGGCGCAGGAGCTGAAGCTCGAGGAGATGATCAAGCTGCCGATCATGCTATCCGAGCACGACACCTGGCAGAACGCCGTGAACGGGGCGATCGCGTCACGGGCGTCGCTGGCCGAGGAAGCCGAGAAGGACACGGCATACATCCGACCCATCGTCCTGTTCCAGGCGCAGCCCAAGAACCAGGAGGTGACGGTCGAGGTGCTGAAGAAGCACCTGATGGAGGTCGAGCAGATCCCCGAACACAAGATCGCCGTGGCTACCGGCGATCAGCGCGAACTGGATGGCATCAACCTGTTCGATCCGAAATGTCCGATTGAATACGTCATAACCGTCGAGGCGCTGAAGGAGGGCTGGGATTGTTCCTTCGCCTATGCGTTCTGCTCGGTCTCGCGGATCCAGAGCGCGGTGGACGTCGAGCAGTTGCTGGGGCGAGTCCTGCGGATGCCTTATGCCAAGCGCCGCAAGGCCGAGGATTTGAACCGCGCCTATGCGTTCCTGTCGGAGCCGTCGTTCGGCGAGGCGGCGCGGTCGCTGGCCGACAAGCTGGTGGCCATGGGCTTCGAGGAGGATGAGGCGCTCGACAACATCGAACCTGCGCAGAACTCGCTCGATGCAGATACCGGCCTCTTCGGCCCGCGCGACAAGCCGAAGCCGACCTTCAAGCACACGGTGACGGCGACACCTGAGGTGGTTGCCGAACTGAAGAAGCGCGAAGGGGTGAGCGTTCGCGAAACCGACGATGGGAAGGTCGAGATCGCCGTGACGGGGCGTGTTGACGGCGGCCTCGAAAAGGCGATCATCGAGGCTCTCCCCGAGACCGAACGAACGGGGTTCTCGGCGGCCGTCACCAAGTATCGCGTCGAAGTGAAGGACCAGCTATCGCCTGCAGAACAGGGCGAGGCGTTCGAGGTCCCCCGCCTGGTCTCCGAGATCCAGGGCGAGTTCGAGTTCGCCGACACTGACGTGTTCATGGAGTTTCACGACTGGTCGCTGCTCGACCACTCGTCGAAACTGGGTGAAGGCGAGTTCGCGATCCGCGAGACGGCACGCAGCTTCGAAATCGACCTCGACGGCAACCGCATAACCTACCAGTTCGCGGACGAAGAGGAGCAACTGGCACTCGACGTCCACGTCGAAGGCTGGACACCGGAGGCGCTGGTGCTCTGGCTCGACCGGCAGGTGCGGCAGCCGGACATCCATCAGAGCGAACTGCTCCGCTGGCTGCGCGACCTTGTCGGCCACCTGATCACCGCACGCGGCATGCACATCGCAGCGCTGATGCGGTGCAAGTTCATCCTCGCCCGCAAGGTCCGCGAGAAGCTCGCCGCCATCCGTCAGCAGGAACGCGATGGCGTCTACCAGCGGTATCTCTTCGCTCCGGAAGCCAAGGTCGAGGTGTCCTTCGACGAGGCTTTCGCGTTCAAGGACGGAATGTATTGGGATCAGCGCCGGTATCGTGGGCGCTGGAAACCTCGCAAGCACTTCCTTGGGCCGGACCATGTGCCTGCCTTCGATGGGGCCGAGAACGGTGAAGAATTCCAGTGCGCGCAAGCCATCGACAGCTTGCCAGGCCTGAAGTTCTGGATCCGCAACGTCGCACGCCACCCCAACTCGTTCTGGTTGCCGACGGCCACGGACAAGTTCTATCCGGATTTCGTGGCTCGGTTGGAGGACGGCCGCCTGCTCGTCGTAGAGTACAAGGGCGCCCACATCGCCGATGGCCCCGACACCGCCGAAAAGCGGACTATCGGCCAGTTGTGGGAGAGGAAGAGCGGTGGCAAGGGCTTATTCGTCGTGGTTGAGAAGAACGCTGACGGCAGGGACATGCGGGCTCAGATGGCGGTGAAGACCCAATAATAGGGATATCGGATCTATTCGAGAACCAACAAATCGGGATAAAACCTAAGAAGGTCACGATATCTGTTAAGATGTTCGACCGTATCGGACCTTGAAATATCCTCGCCAAGTGGACTGAAGGGCAGATCATTCACAAGCTTCTCGGCACCCACTGCGGGAAGGAGGCGATCAAGTAGGCTGCGCTCCCTCGATGTGAGGGCAGTGACGCGCAACGGATGAATTTCCGTCCATGAGCGGGAAAGCAAAGACCAATCTGCCAGCATAGAACGCTCAAAGGGCAATTCTCCGTCCGTGGGCGCATGAACAAGGAGGGTCGCGGCCAACATCTGATGGGCGGAGTCGTTGTAGCGGACGATGGAGAGCGGAACAACAATCCCGTCCCCTAACGCATCTGCGGCTGCCGCTCGCAGCACCCGAGCAAGTAGTTTAGCATAACCAGGTGGGGTCAAGTCGGACTGACTGGCATCCGCGGGCAGATACTGCGCCACTTGCTCAGAAAACCATTGGAAGCGAGCTGCAGTTTTCTGCGCGATCGAAAGGCCGTCCTTACCACCCTTCAGAGCTTTCTCGTTAGCATTCAGCGTGATGCGAATGACGTCGCCGTGCTGCGAATTCGATAACAAAGCAACGAACTCGTCAATTTGTGACCCAATTTCCGAAGGAGACGTGTAATCGAGCCATACAATCTGACCGGCCCAGTCCCTTATTCCTGAGCGCCGATAGGCTGCAGCGGGATCGTCGACGAAATCTCGTGATGTCATTGACACACAGGCGCACTCTTTCGTCGGCCGGTTAAAGAGCTGCCGGCGGACGGTCGCCTCGTCTTTATCGAAGCAGAGTAGGCGCCTCAGTCCGAGAACCCGATGGACCCGGTGATGATCCGCCATTGGATATCCGCCCATCGAGGCATAGACATGGTTGTCCAGCCGCCTCCAACGTTCAAGTCTTCGCAGGAGTTCGACGAAAAGGCTGCGGTCGGCCATCTTCGAGGATCGTAGGTGGTATGGTATTGACGCGCCGCCGCTCATTTCTTACCAAATCCGGCAGCCTCGAGCGCGTGGTCGAAAGCCGCCCTGCCGAGGTCATTGTTGCTTAGCGAGTCGTCCTCGAAGAAAGCACGGATAGCATCGATTTCCGATTGCTCTGCGCTGAAAGATATTCGCGGGACTCGCTTGGTCGCGGTCGGTTTGGGAAGCTCGGGTGTCAGGACCTGCATGCCCTTCAGCCGACCGCTTTCCACCAGGCGTAGGTCGTCGTACGATCTCAGCTCAGCCAAAGATCTTGGCGGAGCTTCTGACAGCAACTCACGGCGAGCCTCTTCCGTTTTGTAGTCATTTGTAAAAGACGTTAGGCGCTTGGTCGCCTGGCGCATGATGTCAAGGATCTTTGCGTATACAGACGATGAACCATCAAGGCCCCGCTTGGTGGTGGTGAGCGGAAGGCTTTTCACATCGTCTGAGTACATAAGTGCCATGCCGGCAATGACCGAGTATTGCCCGTGATAAGATGGGACGCTCGCAGTTCCCCAACCTGTGATATGCGTTCGGTCGCGAGACACCACGACGCGATCATTGCAAGCGATTGTCCACCCGGCTGCCGACTTCTCAGAATGCTGCCCTTCAACCTCGGCGATTTCTTCTTGAGTGAGCGGCTTACGAAGCAATCCAGCGTAAACTTCAACTCTCACCCCGTCGATATCACCGCGATAGATGAAGGGTTGAACACCTCCGGAACCGAGGTCGCCCGTTGCGGCGAGAGCAAAAGCCGCAGGCCTTACAGGGTCAGACGACACTCCGGCTGCTCGTATCCGAACCGTAAAGCCTTTGTCGATGATGAGTGCGTAATGGTCAGCCAAGTATCGACGAAACCTCTCGACCCACTCCACGGACGAGATGTCTTCCGCTATTGAAGGAACAAGGTCGCCGACGACGATCTTGGTTCCGCTGGGTTCGTCAGGTCCAGGAGTGTGTTCTTCTAGCGTGAGTGGGCGCCAATCATCCGAGTCCAACCATCCTGGTCCAATATCGACCCGAAAGGGGTCGTCCCCGTTCGAAGTAACCGACGCGTTCCTCCCGAGCTTGAAAATCGCTCGCTTCATCCCGATACCATAAACGCCAACGGTTTTGCCATCGCCCGGAGAGGCATGCGCAGAAGGCGGCCGCCCTAATCTGAAAGCTCGTTCGCGCGCTGCACCGATCGGGATACCGCCGCAGTTGTCGACTAATGAGAATTCTTCCTTCGAGAAGGAGAGATCTGCGGAATAGCCGAAGTACTCCTTTCCTGCCGGTGCTTCGGGTTTAGGACCGGACCTGACGGCGCCATCAATGCAATTATCGAGAAGGTCGAGAATTGCGTCCTGGAGGTCGATATCGCGAGTTAGCATCGAGACGAAGAACGCCTTCGAGGGGGTCGTCTGAGCTTCACGTATCGCCATATCATCCGTCATTCTAAGTCTCCCGGGCGTCAGAAATGGCTGCCGTCAAGATTTCGCGCACCAGCTGTTCATCTCTGGCCTCGCACTCCCAAATCCGGCTGACCTTCCAACCTCGCGACTCAAGCGCTAGGTTGTTTTGGGCGTCACGCTCAACGTTCCGGCGAAACTTCTCCTCCCAGAAAGCCACATTTGACTTTGGCATGGAGGCCTTCCGGCACTCCGGATGCCTATGCCAGAAGCAGCCGTCAACGAACACCGCAAGCCTCCGTCGCGGCATAATGAGATCAGGCGTTCCGGGTAAATCACGCCGATGGATGCGGAACCGCAGCCCCATAGAGTGTGCAGTTCGACGTACGATCATCTCCGGGCTGGTGTCCTTTGACTTTACTCGGGACATCAGTTGCGACCGTCGTTCGGGGGAAAGTCGATCTACCACGACCTACTCCGCGGCCACAGAATGCGTGCGCGCGTCTAGAGAGCCACAGATCTCGGTCATGATCGCCGCGGCCAAAATAGGCGGCACACTATTACCTATCATCCTGAAACTGTGCCAGATTGTCGGATGGAACACATGGCAATCAGGAAACCCCTGCAGACGAGCGGCCTCCCTTACTGTTATCACACGAGGCTGATCTGGGTGGATGGGACGAACGGACTGATACGAGCCCAAATCACTGCCTGTGCCGGCGCGAAGTGTCGGGCACTGCCCATCCCATGCAAGTTTTGGGTGACGCCCGATGTGATCCACCTTGCCGGGCGAGAGCTCCGCGAACCGTCTGCGCACCGCGTCGCTATGCTCTGTCTTCCGATGACCGGTAAACTCGCAAGAGGTTCCCCGCAGCCGCTCTGCGTAAAGTGAAACCTTTCTACGCGCGTCGGCCGTCCAGACGTCGAAACCTTCTTCGGTTACTCCCGTGTGCCTTGCGTCGCATAAATCCCAGATGGCGTCGCGAACCGTAGCGGCGGTTTGGCTTGTCGGGCCAAACGGATTCGGACGCGTCATACGCTCTGGATCATAACCGATGACGAAGACCCTTCGCCGCCGCGTTGCGCACCCGTAGTCTGCCGCATCGATCACGGTGGGCGGTAGGATCTCATACCGTCCAGCCAGGGACGACAGGGCTGCAGGGATTACGTGGGCGTTTGATCGATCAATCAGACCGGCCACATTCTCCATTACGAAGAATGCTGGTGATATCTCTGAGACAAGGCGAAAGAACTCACTCAACAATTCACGACGAGGATCGTCGTGCGCTCGCCTGCCGATCGAACTAAAGCCTTGGCATGGTGGTCCGCCCACCACTCCATCCGGGACTCCGTACTTTCTGATCAGAGCTTCTCCCGAAAGTTCCCGTACGTCGGCAAGTAGGTGAGCTGATGCGGGAAAGTTCCTTTCATGAGCAGAAGATAGAATTGGGTCAATATCTACGGCCAGCGCAACTTTTCCGCCAGCGTCCGATACGCCGCGCGAAAAGCCCCCTCCACCGCAGAATAGATCGAAAACTTTCATTGGTAACGCCGACTCCCTGCTGCGCCACGGCCAGCAGCAACCAAGACACACCTACCTCCAGAAGACAGGATTATTCAAAGAAGATCAAGGCAGAGCATCGGCTTTTTGCAGTGCTCGAGCCCGGCCCAGACGGTTTCCAGCTCCACCTGGTGGATGTCGCTTCCCTTGCTGTTCCCAAGCTAACGGAAAATGCTCCAAGACCCGCGACAGCGTGACCTCCGGCCCCTGCGTCCCGTCCAGGATCGCCTCGACGATCTCGGGCGCGAGCAAGGTCAGGCGCAGGACGCGGGTCATGTATGAGGGCGCGATGCCCTCTCGTTCAGCCAGCTCCGAGAGGGTGACGAACTCGCCCGACTCCAGCATGCGCTTCCAGCGGAATGCGCGGGCCAGCGCCTTGACCATCGTGTTATCGGTTTTGCCCAGCTGCTCGGAGCCTTTGGGCAATTGCATCTCCTTCCGCCCGCCGCGTTTCACGACGCGGAACGGGATGTGGAGCGTGACAGTCTCGGGGATCGGCATGCCGCGTGTCATGCGACTTCTCCGATCCCGCCGGACAGCATCTCGCGCGCAAGGCCGCTCAGCCCATCGACGCGCAGCCGGACGTTCAACTCGTCTGTGCGCATGTCGACGCGCTCAACCAGCAATGTCACGATGCGTGCTTGCTCGGCGGGGAACAGTTCGTCCCACAGCGGATCGAGCTGCTGCAGGGCCGCGCGAACGTCGGATTCGGTGATGCCGTCGGCGTGGGCACGCGCCGCCTTCCATGTCCCCGCCACGATCTCGGGCTGGCGAAAGACGGCGCGAAGCTGGTCGATGACGGCCGCCTCGATCTCGCCCGCGGGCACGCGACCCACGGGGCATGACCCGGCACCGTGCTTCAGCACCGTCTGGCTGACATAGTAGCGGTAGAGCCTGTCGCCCTTGCGGGTATGCGTGGGCGAAAAGGCCGCGCCATCCGGGCCGAAGAGCAGCCCCTTCAGCAGCGCGGGCGTCTCGGCGCGGGTGCGCGAGGCGCGTTTCCGGGGGCTCTCCTGCAGGATTACGTGAACCTTGTCCCAAATCTCGGGATCGATGATGGCGTCGTGCTCGCCGGGATAGCTGTCGCCCTTGTGGACCGCCTCGCCGATGTAGGTGCGGTTGTTGAGCATCCGGTAGAGGTACTTCTTGTCGATGCGGTTGCGTCGCGGGGTGTGGATGCCGCGTGCGGCGACCTCTCGCGCCAGTTCCGTGCAGGACCCGATCTCGAGGAAGCGGGCGAAGATCCAGCGCACATGCGTGGCGGCTTCTTCGTCGACAACCAGCTTCCGGTTCTCGACGCGGTAGCCGTAGGGCGGCACCCCGCCCATCCACATGCCCTTGCGCCGAGAGGCCGCGACCTTGTCGCGGATGCGCTCGGCCGTCACCTCCCGCTCGAACTGGGCGAAGGACAGCAGGATGTTCAGCGTCAGCCGCCCCATGGACGTGGTCGTGTTGAAGGACTGGGTCACGGAAACAAACGTCACGCCGTTCCGGTCGAAGACCTCGACCAACTTGGCGAAGTCGGCGAGCGAGCGGCTGAGGCGGTCGATCTTGTAGACCACGACCACGTCGACCAGCCCGTCCTCGATATCCTCCAGCAACCGCTTCAGGCCGGGGCGCTCCAACGTGCCGCCCGAGATGCCGCCGTCGTCATATTGATCGCGGACAAGAACCCAGCCCTCGGACCGCTGGCTGGCGATATAGGCTTCGCAGGCCTCGCGTTGGGCGTGGAGCGAGTTGAACTCCTGCTCCAACCCTTCCTCGGAGGATTTCCGGGTGTAGACCGCGCAGCGCAGCTTGCGGACGACCTTCGATTTTTCCGGCGGCTTCGTCATGTCCGCCCCCTGTGGTTCTTGAGCCCGAAGAAGACCCAGCCGTTCCAGCGCGTGCCGGTGATGGCCCGCGCGATGGCGGACAGCGACTTGTAGGGACGCCCCTGCCACTCGAAGCCGTCGGCGGTGACAGTGACGACCTGTTCGACGCCCTGCCACTCGCGCAGCAGCCGCGTGCCGGTGATCGGGCGGTCGCGATCGGCGCGGATGCTGCGCTTGGATCGGTCACCGCCGTCGAGTTCCTCGCCCAGCCGCTCCAGCCGCCGGATCGTCTCGGGTTTGAGCCCGCCATAGGCAAGTTCCTGGATGCGGTAGGCCAGGCGGCTTTCCAGGTAACGGCGATTGAACGGCGGCGGCTCGCTCTCGAACAGATCGCGCCACTGCTTTTTCAGGTCAGGCGTCGGCGTGGTCTTGAGCGCGGCGAGGCGCGCGGGGATGGGATCGGGCTTGTTCATGCATTTCTCCGTTGCGTTGGAGTTGCATGACGGCATTGGTCGGACGGATAGTGTAGGCAACTTTCTCCAGTGTCGTCAGATTCTTCTACTGTCTCCCGCGTGCGCAGCCGACCCAGCCCGAGCGCCAGCAGCCTGCACAGTTCGGCGCGGCGCTCGGCCGGGGTCATCAGCATGGGGGACAGGGGATTGGGTCGTTTCATCAGGATCAGCCCGGTTGCTTCTCCTGAGGAAAAGCCACCCGTCCCGGAGGATCGGGACAGCGGGCACAAGATTATTTTGCCTTTTTCCCCTCTCGGGTTAGCCTTGGCAAACTCTGATCATGGAGACCTGCATGGTTCGAGCGCCTGCCAAGTCCTGCCCCGCCCTGTTCCGCCTGTTCGGCGATGCTGAGGCGTCGATGATCGCCGCGTTCCTGCAAATGCGGGTTTTCGACAAACTGACCTGGCTGGTCGATTACTACTTCGATCCGGATGAAACGGACGGGAACGTGCCGGCCGCCGCCATGCTGCGCGAGCAGCGCAAAGAGAAGCTGTCACCGCTCGAAACCGAAGCGGCCCGCATCGTCACCATGTCGTCAGATCGCGGCCAGTTCGCACTCGACGGACTGGTTCGCTCCAAACTGACGACAGAGCAGAAGCGCGAGTTCGAGGGGCAGCGCGACGCGCTGGCGCGCAGCTTGTGGGCTTATCTCAAGGAGCCGATGTTGTTCGAGGCGGCCGAGAACACCCTGCATCTGCGGCTCTATCGCCGCTATGACCGCCACTACCAGACGTTCATGGTCGCGCCTGTGGAAGACGGCGCAGCTGATGTCGCCTCATCAGCGCTGGACACCTTGCTGGACGATCTGCGGGATAGGCTCGATCGGGGTGACGGGTATGAAGTCGACCGGTTCGCTATTCCCCAGGACGGCGATGTGCCCGCCGAGGTCATGTACCTTGTGGTTCACCCGGAAGCCCCCACCAGTGTGCGGGAACTCCACGACGACGGGCAGCGCACGACAATGTATTTCCGCCCACCAGGGGAAATCATGATCGTGCACACCCCGAGTACCGGACGCGTGCATGTCCGTGCTGGGACCCGAAAGCTTCGCCATGACGCGGCCGAGAGCTTCATCAGAACGGTCCTCGAGCAAGAGCCCTCGCAACAACCTGTCGATTTTCAGGCCTACGACATCGCGCGGTTCTTTAACGGGTTCGATCTGGGACTCCCCGAGTTCGACGACGCAAGCATCCTGCGAGCTCGCGTGATCCGCGCGGACATCAGTATCGGAAACCTCGCCAACAGGCTGTCGGTCTCGACGTCCCTGGATGAAGACATAGGCCAGCTGATCAGCGATCAGCCGGGCCTTGAGAGGATATTTCGCAATGCCCTCGCGATGCGGTTCGTGGAAATTGCTGTTCAATACCGGCGGGCGGGCGTGGACGGCGAGCGCACGCTGGACTTTACCCTGACGGATCGAAACACCACGAGCCTGCTGAGCCTGGATGATCCGTTCGAGCGCGTCCTCGGTCACCGCTTGCTCCGCCATTGGGGCATATTGCGTGATGGTCGCGCACCGACGCCCAGAGAGAGCACGGCGGTGCTGCCTGCATTGCTGGCTTTGTGGAACCTGGCATCTGACCGGATAAACGGTGCCTGGCTTCATGAGCGGGGGGTAGACGTCAAAACCCTGCTCGATCTCGGGTTCCTGGTCCCCTCAGGTTGGGAGGGTGACGACCTGATCGACGAAGAAGACGATTTCGGGGAACATGTGGCAAAGGTCGTGGAGCGTCCTGAAGGACTCGAGCTTCACTCGAGCGACGGCCAGTCATCGTCGGCCGCGCTGCCTGAGCGCTACCGTGTCTATCGGATTCGAGACGGATGGGTCGCCAGCCACCTGCGCGAGCAGCTTGGCAAGGCGCTGGACATCACAGCGATGGAGAACATCCGGCCCGACCTCATCGCGCTCGGCGCACTCGAAATCGACGGGCGTGATGTGCCGCTCTATCTCGCGCGCCGACTCGAGGACGAACGGGTCCGCGCCGCCATCGACACCGAGCTTCGCGCGCGTGACAAACAGGGGATCGGGCTCGTCCTGCAGGCGGGCGACGTGGCCGGCGTCTGCCTGGCGGCAAATGTGCTCGCCAGACTCGCCGACCATATTCTGCCGGAGGGAGCCGAATTTGCTGTCGATCTGACAAGCCTGACGGCAGCATTTCGTCGGAACCGTTCGTTGGCCCAAGGTGGGGCGGCTGTCGAGTTCCACAAGTCGGGCACCGGCGCCGGGGTGCTGAGCGTACCAGGCCGAGGCACGATCGACATTGTGGGGGAAAATCGCGTCACGGTCATCGATCGACTGGTACAGGCATATCCGACGCCCATGAAGACCGAGGACATGATCGCAGGGTTCGGGGGGCAATCCCTCAGCAGCATTTTTGGCCAGCCATTGTGGGACAAGCTGAAGGCTGGCTTCATGCGCTCTCCGAAGCGCGGACAATGGGAGATCGCGGTCTGACCGCCAACTGCGCTCCAACTGCGTTCAGGGGCTCTGACTAACTGCGATTCGCTGTTTCATTTGAGCTGCTCCTTCAACGACGGAGCATTTCAAATGCCGACCCACAACTCTCATCTCGCGGCGGTGCGCTGCGCGCAGGACCGCACGCCCCGCATCTCATCTAACGACTGGCGTTGCTGCTGCGGCGCACTGCTTGGCATCCACCGCGACGGCCTGATGCATGTGAGCTTCGCGCGCGGTCACGAATATCTGTTCAGCTATCCCGCCACGGCGACCTGCCGGCGCTGCGGGACCATGAGCCAGACGAAGGGACCGGCGCGTTAAGCCGCGCCGTTCCCCTGAATTTCCCGATCATCAGAGGCGCACGACGCCCTGAGGCCCGAGAGAGGCGCTGGACGCCCGGCCGGAAGGCTGGCGTCCCGTGTCTTTCTCCTGGTTCGCGATCCGCGAGGATCTCGCCCGTTCGTCGTCGACCCTGCAATCTCAACGCGATTATCGTGCCGTTCGGTCGGCCGAACCGTCGCTTCGGCCTTACGCCGATATCGTCGGGCTGCTCGGCGCCCTGCATCATGGGCATCTCGATTTCGATGGGCGAAACGCCATTCTCGCCGCCCTCGTGCGCAGGTCACAAGGCCGCGATCGTCCCGCGGGATTGGCCCTGCACGTCATGCTGCTTTCCCTGTGGCCGGGGCTCGATGCGATCCGCAACCGCTGCCTGCGTCGTCGTGTCGGCACTGCTGACGAGATCAGCTCCGACCTCCTGGCCCGCAGCACGGAAATCATCCGGACCCTTGATCTCGGTCGCGTCACCAATATCGCCGCCACCGTGCTGATGAACACCGAACGCGATCTGTTGCGCGCCCATCGACGCGAGATCGACCGCCAGCAATCTTGCGCGGAGGTAGAACCCGACTGGATTGCCGCGCCGCCGTCATGGGCGGAACGGGCCCGGATGCGGGCGGAATTGCGGGCTGATCTGTCGGCGGTAATCGGGTCAGATGCCGATCTGGTCCTTGGCGTCGCGGTGGACGGCTTAAATCAGATCGAGATGGCAAGCGCGCTCCGCCTGTCCGATGGGGCGGCGCGGAAACGTTATCAACGCGCCGCTGCGCGCCTGCGAGGCCATTACCGGCCTTGAGCCGCCTCGTGCCACGGATCCACCACCTCCACGCCCATGGCGGCGAAGGGCGCGGTGTCGCGGCTAGCGACGGGATAGCCCTGTGCCGCGGCAATGGCAGCAATCGCGCCATCGGCAAAACTCACGGCCTGTCCCTGCCGGCGCGCCGTTGCCATCAATACTCCGAAGGCACTGGCAGCGGCCTCGTCGAACGACAGGATACGTGCCGGAAATACCTCGGCCAGCATCTGCTCGAGCCGCGCGTCAAGATCGTCCCGACGCCGCCCAGCGTCCAGGCATGCAATGCCGAACCGCAACTCGGCCAGGCTGATGGTGGTCAGGTGCAGGGTGGTCAACTCTTGCCGGTTGAGCCAGTCGATCACCCGCGGCTCTGGCGCCGGCTTCATCGTCTCCGAGACGACATTGGTGTCGAGGATGATCATTCGAAACCGGCCGGCTCCGCGGGCGTCCGGTCGCGTTCGACCGAAAGGTCGTCCGTCTCGGCGCCGGACCAGATACTGCGCATCAGATCACCCGCGCGCGGGCGCGACTGCGGCAGCACCGCGCGGGCAATGATCTCGCGCAACTCAGCCTCGGCGCTGCGACCATGCGCGGCGGCCTGCGCCTTCAGCGCGCGATGCACCTCTTCCGGGATCTGACGCACGACGATCTGGGCCATGATGAAGCTCGCTCGATATCAATTTTAATTATAGATATCACATTTAATCGCGGCTTCAATGTCCCGATCGGCGTGCGGGGGTGGCTTTTGAACAGGTGAAGCCCCTGTTCACGAGCCCGATCGATGACACTGCCGCCCATTCCGCCGCCTGATCTCCTGAAACGTCTGCCGGGGTATTACCGCCGCTGGGAGCTGACCGAGCTGGTGATGCCAGACCGGTATTACTTCTTCGAAGCAGCCGGCCAGCATGAGGATGGCGAGGACCTCTTCGCGGTCTATATCCAGCCCGCCGATCTGGAGCCCGGCGAAGGGCGGCTACAATGAGCGTGCCGGCGGTCGATCCGGCGCAGATCGCGCTCTTTCTCGATGTCGTCTTCTCCTGGTGCGACGGACTGATCCCCTTGCGCGGCCTGCCCGAGAAGGGCGTGACGCCGCCCCCGCCGAGTGATCTGCGCTGGTTGCCTGCCGATGCGGGTGCGCCCGCGGCCGTTGCCGCCTGCGCCGAAGCTGCCGCCCAGATCAGCCGCGCCATCTATGTCATCCCCGGCACCGTGGCGCAGCGTGGCGAAGCCCGCGCCGGGCATGTGCTGCAGATGCAGGCCCTCGTGGTCGATCTTGATCAGGGCGATATTGTCGCCAAGCGCGATCACCTCATCCGCCATCTCGGTCCCGCCACGCTCACGGTGGAAAGCGGTGGCATCACCGAGGGCGGTCAGAAGAAGCTGCATCTGTGGTGGAAGCTGAGCGAGCCCGCGCATGGTGCGGATATCGCCCGTCTTTGCCGCCTGCGCGCCGAGATCGCCCGCAAGGTCGGTGGTGACGGCAGCTTCGGTTCGGCGCACCAGCCGGTGCGGGTTCCGGGCACCATCCATGGCAAGCACGGCCTGAGATCGCAGGTCAGGATCATCGATCATCAGGCGATCGAGGTCGATCTGGCCGAGTTCGAGACTCGGGCGATCGCCATGCCGGCCTTGGCAGAGCCGTCGTCATCGGGCAAGCCCCTCGACTTCAATTCTGATGCAAAACCCTCCGTCGATGCCGTGCTCACCACGCCGGTGCGGGAAGGCGCGGCGGATGACTGGACACGGTTCCAGGGCGCCAGTGCCGCGATCGGCCATTACCTGCGCCAGGCCCATGAGGGGCGCATGACGCTCGATGAGGCCTGGGAGGCGATCTGCAGCTATAACGCCGCGATGCTGCGCCCGCCATGGCCCGAGGATCGGCTCAAGGCCGAGACGCGCCGGCTGTGGCAGCGTCATCTCGAACGCAACGGACCTGCGCAGCCGCCGCGGCAGGAGTCGCATACAGCCCCGCTCGCCTGCTTCAGCCTCGGCCAGCTGCTCGATGACCGCAGCGCGCTTCCCGACGACATCATCGCGCCTCGGGTGCTGACCCCGGGCGGGCTGCTCGTCCTCGGCGGAGCGCCCAAGGTCGGCAAGAGCGACTTCCTGATCTCCTGGCTCGTCCACATGGCTGCCGGCGTGCCGTTCCTCGGCTTCACGCCGCCGCGGCCGCTGCGGGTATTCTACCTGCAGGCCGAGCTGCAGTATCACTACCTGCGCGAGCGCCTCCACCAGATCGGCCTGCCGTCCGAAGTCCTTGTTGCCGCGCGCGACGGCTTCGTCGCTACCCCGCGGCTGAAGCTGCTGCTCGACCAGGGTGGCGTCACCCGCGTGCTGGAGGCGATCCGGAGCGCTTTCCGCGACAGCCCGCCCGACATCCTCTGCGTCGATCCGATCCGCAACGTCTTCGACGGCGGTTCGGCGGGTCCGAACGGTGGCAGCGGCGGCGAGAACGACAACAGCGCGATGATGTTCTTCCTCAAGGAGCGGGTCGAAGCGCTGCAGGCGGCGGTCAATCGCGATGCAGGTGTCATCCTCGTCCACCACACGAAGAAGCTTTCGAAGCAGCAGGTGAAGGATGACCCGTTCCTCGCTCTCTCCGGCGCCAGCGCGCTGCGGGGTTATTACACCAGCGGCCTGATCCTGCACCGCCCGGACGACGACAGCACCGCCCGCCGCCTCGAGATCGAACTTCGCAACGGACCGGCCCTGGAGGCGAAGCTGGTCGACAAGATCGGTGGCGCCTGGGTCGAACTGAACGCCCGCCACGAGCGTCTCGTGCGGCAGGAGGTGGGGGCCCGTCTCGACGCCGAGCGCGATCGCAAGGCAGAGGTGATCCTCGACCTGCTCTACGAGGAGGCTGCGGAAGGCCGGCTCTATACCTCCACCCAGTTCGCCTCGAACTTCGAGAACCGCGCCGGCCTCGGCAGCCAGCACACCATCCAGGACCGGCTCAACGTCCTCGCGACCAAGGGCTTCATCAAGTACCAGCGCAACGGCGCACTCTACGGCCTGCCGCTGGTCCGGTCCCGCTTCGGCTACATGTGCGTCGAAGGCATGCGCTTCGGCCGCGGGGAACAGGTCGATCCCGAGACCGGGGAAATCACGGGCCAGGGGCTCGCAGTCCTTCCGAGCCACTACCGCTGCGCGTCCTCGGGGGCCGCGCTCGAGGTCGAGAACCCCTCCGTCTGGGTCTGGCCGGAGGTCGTGGATGTCTGACAAACGCCATGTCCGACATAAGTCGACAATGTCAGACTTCCGGGATTGTCTGACTGATGGCTTGTTTTTCAATGACTTACGGAAGTCGAAGTCAGACATGTCTGACTTCCTTGTCCGACTTCTTCGGAGGCAGAAAAGCAAGCAATATCAACTATCTGCCTCGCAGAACAAGTCGAACAATGAATCTCCCCATACTACGTATGGGAGGGCCGGCCTCCGGGCCGGACCCCCCATCCGCGACGTCCGGGCCCGCGGTCCTCCACGTCACCCCTCGTGTCTGCCTCACCCGATCACGACGGCCAGAACGACAGGAGATGACGATGGCCTGCAAGACGATGACGATGATGCGCTTCACGCCGCGCGGTTACGGTGGCACCCGCCGCGACCCCGATCAGGTCCGGCGGGACGGCTGGCATGAGCTGGGGCTGCTGGCGGTCTCGGTCGACGATCCGCGGCTGAGCTGGCCTGAGCGGGAGATGGTCGTGCAGCTGGGCTGCAAGCTCTACGGCCCCCGCGCCAGCGAGGGAGGGCACGGCGATGGCTGAGCGCCACTGGACCACTGACGATGTGGCGGATCACTTCGAGGAGGCGTTCCGCACCCTGCGCAAGCTGCCGGCGGTGAAGGCACGGGGGCATTTCAGCGGCTGGCCGCAGGTACTGCGCAGCCCCCGCGAGATCGCCGCCATGGAACCGGAGCCGATGCGCGTCTGGCCTTCGGCGGCAGCCATCACCCGGCTCGAGCAGACCTTCGACTGGGTGCTGTGGATCGAGGAGGCCGAGCGGCGGCTGGTCTGGTCCCGCGCGGCACGGGTGCCGTGGAAGCAGATCGCGGGCGAGATGGGCTGCGACCGGAGCACCGCCTGGCGGCGCTGGCAGCTGGCGCTCACGAAGATCGCTGCGCGGCTGAATGCGTGAACGAGTCCAAAGTGTTGCAACACTTTTCTGTTCGACACATGCAACAGATCCGTGCTACAAGCAGGGCATGATCGGGAGAAGAGCGCCATGAGCGCCACCGATCGTTCCCACACCCATTCCATCCATTTCGCGAGGCCCCATGCCTGTGCGCCCGCCGATCCATCGCCCGGTGGGGCGACGCGACAAGCGTGAACGCGACCGCGATGCTGACCGTAACCGCGACCCCGCGGTCAGGGCGCTCTACAAGTCCGCCCGCTGGCAGCGTGCGCGGCAGATGTTTCTCGCCCGGCACCCGCTCTGCGCGGAATGCCAGCGTCAGGGCCGTGTGAGCGCCGCCAATACCGTCGATCACATCATCCCGCACCGCGGCGACACGGAGCGGTTCTGGGACCCGGACGGTTGGCAGCCGCTCTGTGCCAGCTGTCACAGTCGCAAGACCGCGAGCGAGGATGGCGGCTTCGGCAACGCCCGCCGCCAACCATAAACCACCGCCCCCCCGGGGGGAGGTCAAATCTCTGGGCGGTTCGACGTCAGGACCGCGCGCCAAGCTTTCTGCATCCGTGGCCAAAATGGCGAGGGGGGGGGTAGCCCCCGATCCGAAGGAACTATTCCATGCTCGATCGTGAACTCGAGGTCGCCTATCGGCCCCTCGACAGCCTGGTGCCCTACGCCCGCAATGCGCGCACCCACAGCGAGGCGCAGGTCGCCGAGATCGCCGGCTCGATCCGCGAGTTCGGCTTCGTGAACCCGGTCCTCATTGCCGAGGACGGCACGCTGATCGCCGGCCACGGGCGCGTGCTGGCCGCCCGGCTGCTTGGGATGGAGACCGTGCCGGCGATCACGCTGGCGGGGCTCTCGGACACCCAGCGTCGGGCCCTGGTGCTGGCTGACAACCGCATCGCGCTGAATGCCGGCTGGGACGAGGCGCTGCTGGCACTGGAGCTCGGCGACCTGAAGGACGCCGGGGTCGATCTCGGCATCATGGGCTTCGAGGATGGGGAATTGGATCGGCTGCTGGCCGGGACCGAAGATGCAGATCAAGGATCCACCGCGCCTGTCGTTATCCCCGAGCCGCCGCGCAACCCGGCCTCGCGGACTGGCGATCTGTGGCTTCTCGGCGACCACCGCCTGCTGTGCGGTGACAGCACATCCCACGACGATGTGCGCCGGCTGATGAACGGCGAGCGCGCCGTGCTGTTCGCGACCGATCCGCCATATCTCGTCGATTACGACGGCAGCAATCACCCGACGCGCAACAAGGACTGGTCAGCCTCCTACGGCACGACTTGGGACGACAGCAGCCAGGGGGCGGAGCTGTATCACCAGTTCATCGGCGCGGCCGTGGCGGAAGCCATCACCGAGGATGCGGCCTGGTACTGCTGGCATGCCTCCCGCCGACAGGCGATGCTGGAGGAATGCTGGGAAAAGGCCGGTGCGTTTGTCCACCAGCAGATCATCTGGGTGAAGGACCGCGGGGTCCTGACCCGGTCCCACTACCTCTGGAAGCACGAGCCGTGCTTCATGGGCTGGCGGCGTCCCAACCGCCCTCCCAAGGTGGCGGACCAGACACTGCCCTCGACCTGGGAGATGCCGTCCTTCGCCAAGGACGAGCGCCCAGATCATCCGACGCCGAAGCCCCTCGACGCCTTCGGCATTCCGATGCGCCAGCACGTCGCCCGTGGCGGCCTCTGCTACGAGCCATTCTCGGGCTCCGGCTCGCAGATCATGGCGGGCGAGGCCAACGGCCGCCGCGTCTTCGCGATGGAGATCAGCCCGGCCTATATCGATGTCGCCGTGGAACGCTGGCAGGCCGAGACCGGCCGGGACGCGATCCTCCACGGCGACGGACGCACCTTCACCGAGGTGACGGTCGAGCGCCTCGGCGCGATACATCAGAACGAGGGGTTCGCCGCATGAGTCAGTCACGCACCGTGTCGCTGGTCGAGTCGCTGGCCAACGTGATCGTCGGCTATGGCGTGGCCGTCGTCACGCAGATCCTGATCTTCCCGCAGTTCGGCTGGAATCCGACTCTGGCGCAGAACATGAGGATCGGGGCGGTGTTCACGGCGGTGAGCCTCGCTCGATCGTTCACCTTGCGGCGGTTGTTTGAACGGATGGGGAGGCAGTAGGTCGCTGTCATTCCCAACGCTCAGTCCGCACTGAGCTGCCGCTACAGGTACCACTGTGTTCCATCGGGGGCGCGAACGCTGCCGCGACGAGCTCCATCGCTCTTTTCCGTCATGGCCTCGATCACCTTGGCACCGTTTGCAACCGCACGATCAAACGCAGCATTCGGTCCTCATCACCACGAGGTATCAGGCGGCACCGTCGATAAGTTCCAGCGCACCATCCGCCAAGGGCCTCTGCAGTAAACGTGCCTCGCTCCAGGGCGCGGACATCCACGTCAGCCACTCGGCAGGCTCGGTCAGGATCACCGGCATCGCCTTGGGGTGGACCGCTGCGACCTCAGCATTCGGGGCGGTGGTGAGGAACGCGAAAAGGTCGTCCGTGGTCGGACCATCCTTGACCTTGCGAACCGAGGTCCAACCCGGGACATGGATGCCGGCGAATGCGACGGACCGTCCGTCCGCTGGCGCGAACCACTGGTTACCCTGTCCCTTGCCCATCGGCTCCGCGAAGGCGGTGAGTGGAACGAGGCAGCGGTGTGGCGGCCCGAGCCAACGGCGCCAGTGAGGCGAGCCGGTGTTGCGGACGTTGGTGACCCCAGGGTCACGGGCGGTCTTCAGGACCGAGGGCGGTGATGGCAGTCCCCATCGCGCCCTGACCAATTCGCGCTCGCCGTCCAGGCCGATCCGAACGATCGGCGCCATTTGGTCGGGGTAAATCTCCGGCTGGGCAGGAAGGTTGCCGAGCTTGTCCACGGCGGCAAATAGTTGCCGCATCGCCTCTTGGGCACGAGTCTGGCTGTATAGATTGCACATCCCTACGAGATGGCGTGTCCAGCTGCCACTCGCAATGCGGAAAGAGGGACATCAGGATCATGGCTGGCCGCAAACCGCTCCCGACGCAGTTGAAGCTGGTGAAAGGCACGGCGCGGCCGCACCGGATGAACCCCGCCGAGCCGCAGCCGTCCGTCGCCGTCCCCCATCCGCCTGAACACCTCGACGCTGAAGCTGCGGCGAAGTTCACCGACATGGCAACCCTTCTGGCCCGACACGGCGTGATGACCGAGCTCGATGCCGGGGCGCTGGCCCGCTACGTGGTGATCTGGCGCCGCTGGCTCGAAGCTGAAGCGGAGGTCAAGCGCCGCGGCCCGGTGGTGAAGACGGTGGGCGGCAACATCATCCAGAACCCGTTCCTGGCGGTGGCGAACAAGTGCCTGGCGCAGATGGGCCAGATCGAGAGCGAGTTCGGGCTGACGCCCTCGAGCCGGACCCGCATCCGCATGCCGGCGCCGGTGGAGACCCGCGATCCGTTCGAGGACTTTCTGAACCGTGGCACCCGCGCGTAAATCTGGCTCGACTCGGAATGCTCCGGCCTGCCCGGTGACGGCATGGGCGAAGCAGGTAGTAGCCGGCAAGGTTGTGGCCGGTCACCTGACGCGCCTGGCCTGCCAGCGCCACCTGGACGATCTGAAGACCGGCAAGACCCGCAGTCTCTCCTGGGACCGCGCCGCCGCGCTGCACGCGATCGAGTTTTTCAGCCATCTGCGGCACTCGACCGGGGAATGGGCCGGCCAGCCCTTTGTGCTGCAGCCGTGGCAGGCCTTCGCGGTCGGATCCGTCTTTGGCTGGAAACGCGCCGATGGGCTCAGGAGGTTCCGCACTGCCTATGTCGAGGTGGCGCGCAAGAATGGCAAATCCGCGCTGCTCGCAGGCATCGCGCTCTACGCGCTGATCGCCGATGGCGAGGCCGGCGCGCATGTCTATGCCGCGGCCACCACCCGCGATCAGGCGCGCATCGTGTTCGGCGAGGCCGAGCGCATGGTCGCTTCCAGCCCGGCGCTGGCAGCGCGGGTGACGCGCACCGTGAACAACCTCGCGGTGCTGCCCACCGCGTCGTGGTTCCGGCCGCTCTCGGCCGATGCCAGCAAGATGGACGGGCTCAACGTGCATCTGGCCGCCGTGGACGAGGTGCATGAACATCCCGGACCGGAGATCATCCAGAAGCTCAACACCGCCACCGGTGCCCGGCGCCAGCCGCTGATCGTCGAGATCACCACCGCCGGCCATGACCGCCATTCGGTCTGTCGCCAGCATCACGAGTTCTCGGTCAAGGCGCTGGAAGGGTCTGTGCCGCATGAGACGGCCGATAGCTGGTTTGCCTTCATCGCGACAATCGATGAAGGCGATGACTGGACTGATCCTGCGGTCTGGGTGAAGGCCAATCCGAGTCTTGGCGTGACGGTGAAGCCGGACGACCTGAAGCGCCAGATCGACGAGGCTCGCGAGATGCCGGCGCAGCAGAACGCCATCCGGCGGCTGCGGCTGAATGAATGGACCGAACAGGTCACCCGCTGGCTCGACATGGGCGTCTGGGCCGAGGGCGGGCCGGGTGACGGGGCTGATTGGCGAGATATCCGCGCCGGGCTGGATGATCTGGAGCAGAAGCTGCTGGGCCGCGAATGCTATGGCGGGCTCGATCTCGCCCGGGTCAACGACCTCTCGGCCTTCATGCTGCTGTTCCCACCGACGGGGGACCCCGCGCTCGGTGATCTGGCCGAGAAATGGATCGTGCTGCCCCGCTTCTGGGTGCCTGAGGAAGATATTCTGCGCCGGGGTAAGCGCGATCGAGTGCCCTACGATACCTGGCGCAACCAGGGGCTCCTCTCCGCCACCCCCGGCAATGCCACCGATTTCGCCTTTATCGAGGCCGAGATCATCGCACTCGCGGGGCGCTACGATCTGCGCGAGCTCTCTTACGACCGCACCTTCGCCGGAGAGATCGTCCAGCATCTGCAGGATGAGGGGATCAACCTGGTGCAGTTCGGTCAGGGGTTTCTGAGCATGGCGGCGCCGACCGCGGAACTTGAGCGGCTCTCGGTGTCGCGGCTCTTGTGGCATGGCGGCCATCCGGTGCTGCGCTGGAATGCCTCGAATGTCGCCGTGCGCCATGATCCGGCCGGCAATATCAAGCCGGACAAGGAACGCTCCTCGGAGCGCATCGACGGCATTGTCGCGATCTGCAACGCCCTCGGCCGGGCGCTCCTGCGCGACGTCAATGCCGGCCGCTCGGTCTATGACAGCCGCAGCATCCTGGTGCTGTAGGCTACCCGTCTTACGGAAAGAATGCCCATGTCCTTCTGGTCCCGCTGGTTTGCAGGCGCCCCGCCTGCGGCCTCGCCTCCGCACGCCCCATCACCGCGCGCGTCCGTCCAGGAGGCGGGTGGCGGGCTGGTCATCACCTCCGCTGCCGAACTGGACGCTGCGCTGAGAGCCGGGGCGGTCAGCGGCTCCGGCATGGCGGTGACGCCGGACAGCGCCATGCGGGTGGCGGCAGTCTATGCCTGCGTGCGGATCATTTCCGGCGCGGTGGCAACGCTGCCCTTGCATATCAAGCGCCGGGTCGATGCCCGGACCCGCGAGGATGCCTCGGATGCCCCGATCTGGCAGCTGCTGCGGCGAAGGCCCAATCGCTGGCAAACGCCATCGCAGTTCCGCCGGATGCTGCAGGCGCATCTGCTCTTGCGCGGCAATGCCTATGCCATGATCGTGCGCTCGCGCGGCACCGTGCAGGCGCTGATCCCGCTGCATCCGGATAGGGTCGAGGTGAATCAGGTCGACGACCTCGGGCTGGAATACATCTACACCCGCCAGGACGGACGGCGCATCCGGCTCCGCCAGGATGAGGTGTTCCATCTGGTCGGGCTGACGCTGGATGGGGTGCGAGGTGTCTCACCCATCGCCTATGCCCGCGAGACCATCGGGCTGGCCCTGGCGATGGAGGATCATGGCGCCACCACCTTTCGCAATGGCGCCCGGGTCTCGGGCGTGCTCAGGCACCCGCAGAAGCTCGGACCCGAGGCGGTGGCCAATCTCAAGGCCGGGCTCGAGGCATTCCGCGCCGGCGGTGACCAGGAAGGCAAGCACCTCATTCTCGAGGAAGGTATGGATTACGCCCGTATCGCGATGACCGCCGAGGATGCGCAATGGATCGAGAGCCGAAAGTTCAGCCGCACCGACATCTCCATGTTCTTCGGGGTGCCGCCGCATATGATCGGCGACACCGAGAAGTCCACCAGCTGGGGCACCGGCATCGAGCAGCAGTCGATCGG